TCAAAACGTAATTCAAGAAAAAGAAACTAATTAAACTTGACAATAATCTTGACATTTTCTTTTTTGATACATTTACACGCCGAAATGGAGAGTTCTTCTCTCTTCTTTCTCGTTTTACCATCCACAGATTCTATCATACTATCTTTTGATAAATTCTTTTTAGATGTACTATTACGTGAATTCATATCATTTTCAATAGTAATATAATTATCTTGAATATAATCAACGATTTTATTTTCAATTGCCCATTTGAAAAAATTCAATTGTCCAATAGTGGTTTCCATATAACGATTTTCATCATATGGAATGGATATACGATCCCACCGACAAAACGGGTCAAATCTCTTTTTTGAATACGCCTTTAGTTTCAATTTATAATCATTATATACTTTGAATCTAAAATTCTCTCCATTTTTTAAAGAAAGTTCATAAACAGTAAAATTTTTCTTGGCGAAATTTGTTACAAACCAGTCCACGATTCTGAGAGAAATCTTGGATTCGCCGTTTATAATTTTCATCATTTTCAGAAGATTCTCTTTTTTCTCATAAAATTCCATTAAATTATCCAAAAGTAATTGATTTTGAGTAGTTGCAATTTGAAGACTCATGGATGAGAGATTTCATGGAGATTTTTTATATGGTTTCATATAAAAATGTTTTTTCGACTATTTTCCCCCTTTGGTGGAACTATATATATGCAAATGTAATAAAGCGTATTTGATATTATATATAAATGGTGCAACATTATTTAGATAACTGGAAACAATATATAACAGATGAAGACTATCAATATTTAGTTCAATATGTAGAAAATATACACCCTTGAACATTTAAAATGGCATGGTTAGTATTTTTATATACAAATTATATGTAATGAAACATAAAACGGAAGATTACAAATTATCTACGGTTAATTATTATAACAATAATGATGATGGTTATGATAAAACTTGCAAAATTTTTGGATGTAAGAAATCATCTCTAAAACGCTGGATACAACAGTACAAAACAAGGAAAAATCTTCAACGAAACCAAAGACCTTCAATTTCATACAAAATTAGAAAAGACCAAGTAAAAACTGCTTTACAATTACTTGATAAAACTGAACAACTTACTATGAGTGAATTATCTATGTTGCTCAAAGAACAATATAAAGATTTTGATATTTCACCACAACATTTAGGTAGAATTATGCGAAATCATAACCGCACTCGTAAAAGAACCAGACACGAACATTTTCCAAGTGAAAGAAGAAATATCCAAACAGATAAAGAAAAAGAATTAGAAGATTTTACAGAAAAGTAAAAGAATATCCTTTGGATAAAATAATATCATTAGATGAAACAAGTGTTGGTGCTTTATTAATGCCATCATATAGTAGATGTTTTATTGGAAAACGATGCACGATAAAAACAAATAAAAACTTTGTATTTAAGAAATTTACATTATTAGTAGCAATAAGCAATTCAAAACGGATTGGTTATGAATTATATGAAAATGGCGGAACAACAAAAGAGCGTTTATTAGAGTTTCTGCAAAAGAATATTTTTGGAAAATACAATAATCATTTGATAATTATGGACAATGCAGGAAGTCATCATAATGACCTTATCAAAGAAGCAATACTGAAGAGTGGTAATCAATTATTGTATAGCGTCCCTTATACCCCTAAAAGCAACAGTATAGAACAATACTTTAATCAACTCAAAATATTACCTGAAAAAATATCGTAATGTAAATAATTTTCAACAATTAAAAGAAAATGTCCAAACTTCTATACATAAAATCAAACCAAATAATTATGCAAATTACTTCAAAGATGCATATTATAGAAAAAAAGATTTGGAATATTCAAGAAAACCATCTACTCGTAAATGTAAGCCAAAAAAATATAAAGAATAAATTATATATCTATATAGAAATAAAATATACAATGCGTCTCAAAAGTGAATTATACAAGAAAGAACAAGATGACATCACAAATAAAGTAATTTCCATATTAAATTTACAAAATAATGATACTATAGTATTGTATGATTTGGATAATAATGAAGAATTAAAAAAACAAATAATGGATTTAATACCACAAATACGAACATTTTTTACTTTTTATGAAATGCCCGCAGTAAGCGAACCTCATAAATTTAAACGCCCATATTTTTGTATTATTAAATACTTATTGAAACCATTGTATAATATAACAAAAAAAGAATACCATTTTACAAAGGATGGGCAATATATACGAACTGTTAAATATTTATTTACTTATTCCAAATCATCGTCACTATCCAAATAATCATCACCTAAACAATCCTTGTTATACAGTTCAATGACCCCATTTACACAATTAGTTCCAAGATAATAATTAAATGTTTTAGTTAAAGCATAAATGAAATCATCTAGTTCTTCATAAGACCATTTTTCATTTTTACCATTTATTATTTCATGTAATATAATATCATTGTCCATATAGTCAGGTAAATACTTTTTCCAATCTTCCATTACCATTCTAAACCGTATTTGTTTATTTTCTATATTACAATCGCCACCCATTCCGCCTTCACATCTTTGCAAATATGGTATAATTTTATTCTGTTCTAATTTACAATAGGTTTTCATTTTATCTATAATATATTTATTATCACCATTTTCACAACGGTATTTGAGTTGTTCCCACTTATCCATATAATCTTTTGATGCATCTTTGTCTATGCGAAATCTTATTTTATGTATGTGAGTATTCAAAATATAGCTTGTCATAGTTAAATATATCTAACTTTTATTTTTAAATTCTGGAAATCGTCTTTCTGTAATCAATTTTATAGCTTCTTCTCCTAATACTTTATATTGTAATTCATCAAACTATGACTATTTTCTTCCCACAATTTATTATAAATTTCAAAATCAGCATCCGTCTTTTCAATAAAATATTTTGTAATGATAACTGTCATTTGCTTCTATTATTATAGATTATATATCGTTTATTCAATTTTTATATTATTCTACAAAAATAATATAAAGAATTCTTCGTTAAATTCTGTATAATAAAACCTTTAGGTATATTATAGGATGGGACGACCGAAAAAGGAAATTCCACCAAAACCTCCTGATAAACCAACTTTTGACTACTATAAAGCAGTCAAAGTTCCTATTAGGCACATTTTGAAAAATCCAGAAATCAATTTACCTAAAATTCATACAGCTGTTCGTAAATGCAATCAAATTGTTATTCATACTTTGATGTTTATGAAACTATATTTATTGGACTATTATGAAAAATATCAAACATTACCAACCATTGACCATAAGTTTATTCAAACTTGTATGAAAGTTGTATGTAAAGAAACAACAACTGGACGACCACCTAGTGATGCTACTATAGAATTAAAAACAACCCTGAAAAACTTTTACCAACAGCATTATTTACCATTAACACACCACGACAGTTTAGATTATACTAATTTGAATACAGTATTAGATTATCTTAAAATTACAATCCTTACTATTTATGAAAATAATATCAAAGCACATTTTGTGGAATATGTAGAACGATATGTAAATGTAGTATGGAAAAAGAAATTTTTAATTCAAAAAATAAAATCTAAACTCCATCTTACAAAAAGAGAAAGAGACGCAAAAATACGAAGATTAGGTAGTGAGTTACGCAAAATCAAGAATGATATTTTGAATGTAGAAAACGACCATTTTACATCACATACATCTTATCACTCTTGGATTAGACAACAAAAACAATACATTATGCCAGTTAAAGATAAATTTGAAAAGAAAAGTGTTTATTATGATATTCAATGCAATCCTCAACATTATTTTCCTTGTATGATTTTTATGATGAAACAAATAGAACAAGATGAAGTTAAAATAAGTAATGTATTTCCATTACGAACAGAAATTATACCAAAACATATAAGATTAGATACAACTACAATAGTGTTATTATTATTTACCAAGAAACAAGGTGGTAAAGCGGAATATACAACAAAGGGAAATTTAAAGAAAAATGAGAATAAAATTTGGGATTTTTTCTTTCGCACAGAAAGACAATGTTTCCATAAACCAAATTATACTTTTCATAATATGATTGAAACAGATGGTGTAAGTGCGACTATTTTATTTATTCGTAATGAATTTATTGGAAAGCATATTCCAAACCAAACATACAAAGAAAAAGAATATTATTTAGATGAAATAGAAAATGTTACATCGTATCAATCCAAGAAAATAGTTGCTGTGGATATGGGGAAAAGCGATTTAATTTATTGTGTAGATGGAAGTGAAAAAGAAGCCAATAAATTTCGTTATTCTCAAGACCAACGAAGAAAAGAAACAAAGAGTAAAAAATTCTCAAAAATTGTCTTGGAATTAAGACAAACAAAAATAAATGGTAAAACAATTATTGAATATGAAACAGAATTGTCACATTACAATAGAAAATCCTTGAATATAGACCAATACAAAGCATATATTCAAAAGAAAAATGAAATTAATTCCATTCTATTTAATTTTTATGACCAATATATTTTTAGGAAACTCAAATTGAATGGATATTTGAATACCAAACGAAGCGAACAAAGAATGTTGCAGAATTTCCAAAAACTATTTGGAAAACCTGAAAATGTAATGATTGCGTTTGGTGATTGGGAACAAAGACAACAGATGAAATATAAAGAACCTACAAAAGGGAAAGGATTACGCAATTTGTTTCGTAAATATGGTTATAAAACTTTTTTAGTAGATGAATTTCGCAGTAGTTGCAAGTGTTCTAAATGTGAAGGTGGTGATTGTAAAAAATTTTTAATGGTGGAAAATCCCAAACCATACCGTAACAACCAACAACTATGTTGGGGGCTTTTAAGATGTCAAATCTGTAACGGCTTCTGGAATAGAGATTGTAATGGTGCAAAAAATATCTATAAAATAGCAAGTAATATAGTAAATCAACAACCACGACCTGCTTATTTATGTAGAGGAACTTAATCAAGCCATTTTCAAGAGTGGCTATAATCAAAATTTACATGGGTATGAAAAGACCCAACCTTAACCTCTTTTTTTGGTGCTAACCGTGCCATTTTAAATGTTCAAGGGTGTAAACACTATGAAGAATACCTTTTCAAACAAATCTTATAATATTCTTCGTTTAATTCAATCCCAAAACACCGTCTATTCACATTTTTACAAGCAACCGCAGTTGTTCCGCTACCCAAAAAGGGATCTACTACAACAGACCCTTCTTTACTAAATAATTTTATTAAATGTTCCATTAATACTACTGGTTTCACAGTAATATGTGTATTGTCTTCCCCTTTTTCTGCTTTTCCAGGTTTTTGAACAAGAAAATTTTTATCATATGCTTCACAATACTCATCTGTCGTAATCAAATTCGCAGGTACACGATCATTATCAATACCCACTTTTTGAGAAAAATCTAGCAACCCTGTTTTGAAATTCAACTCGTTTTGAATAAAAGTAGCACCATTCAATGGTTTCATTGCAACACATATAGGTTCAAAACATGATCGTATTTGCGGTGTTTTAAAGTGCTTATATTCCTCTATAAGCCGCGTTTTCTCTTCTTCTGTAATCTTCATTTTTTGTATAACATGTGAAATAGACATGCCTTTTGGCATGCTTTGTGTATATGTCCAATTTATCATATCTCGTATTTCAAAACCAGCAATCTCACATGCCATTGCAATCGCATGATATAAACGCGGCGACGAAAATGATAAGAAATATGCACCTGGTTTCATTTTCTGCATAAGCAGTTGCGATAGTTTCAAATAATAATCATATAATGATTTCACTTGCGATTTGTCAAATTTCATACCTTTCGGCAAATGTGTAATGTGACTGTTTTTTATATCATCGCCTATTTCGGCGGATGACCAATGATTATCTAATTTGTCTATAAAATACGGCGGATCCGTAATTACACAATCAATACTATTATCTGGCAGTTTTGCTAATTCCACCATGCAGTCCGCATGTACAATATTTATATTTTGATTTGGATTAAATTCAATAATACCAACTTTGTCATTTGTTTTTTTATTACGCTTACTCATATAGTAAAATAGTATATTATATATTTATTATATGTTATATTCATCAATTTTATGTATTATGTAAATATGGAAAAATACAATATAAATACTATGATATTTTTTATATAATGTGCGGTATTGTAGGGTATCTCGGTATTGACAACTCGACAAGAATCGTATTAGAAGGTCTAACTCTATTGCAAAATCGTGGGTATGACTCAGTAGGTATTTCATCTATTTATAAAATGAATAATAATACACTTCAAACAGTAAAATTCGCATCTACAAATACATATAATTCTATTGATTTATTAAAAAATGCACTCCAAATAGAAGAACATACTACTATTTCTATTGGTCATACACGATGGGCAACACATGGTGGTAAAACAGATATAAATGCCCATCCGCATCACGATAACAAAAATAGAATTGCACTTGTTCACAATGGAATTATTGAGAACTTTCATGAACTAAAAAGAGAACTTACAAACAAAGGATATCATTTTATCTCTCAAACAGATACCGAAATTATATCGGTTCTCATAGGTTACTACTTAGATAATGAATATTCTATTACACAAGCAATTCAATTATCCGTAAAACAATTAAAGGGGACTTGGGCTCTTTTAATTATACATAAAGACTACCCCGACAAAATATGGTTGACTCGTAATGGGTCCCCATTATTATTAGGAATGGAAGACGAATTTGTATTGATTGCCTCTGAACAAATTGCATTCCAAAATTATATAAAACAATACATTGTTCTCAATAATCACGATGTAATTGAAGTCTCTTTGATAAACCAAAAAATATCTTATAATATCAACATTCAATCTTATGAAACAAATACAAAACAATATACAGATATACAATTAACACCGATTGGATATGATCATTGGACATTTAAAGAAATTATGGAACAACCAGATGGTGTTTTAAGAGCTATGAATAATGGTGGTAGGGTATCAAGTGATTCTACTGTAAGACTTGGGGGTCTTGATACGAATATTAAGAATTTATTAGAAATAGATCATATTATTTTGCTAGGTTGCGGTACTTCTTTTCATTCTGGATTATGGGTCATGGATATTTTTAAAAGTCTTGATATTTTTGATACAGTTTCTATTTATGATGGCGCGGATTTCAACAAACGCGATATCCCAAAACGCGGCAAGACTGGAACTATTTTAATTTCGCAATCTGGTGAAACGAAAGATCTTCATAGATGTATTCAGATTATTCAAGAGAATAATATGATTTCAATTGGTGTCGTCAATGTAATAGACTCATTTATTGCTAGAGAAACGGATTGTGGTGTATATTTGAATGCAGGAAGAGAAGTCGCAGTAGCTTCCACAAAATCATTTACAAACCAGTGTATTGTTTTATCTTTGATTGCAATCTGGTTCTCGCAAAATAAAAAAACATGTGAAGAAAAAAGAAAAAGAATCATAAAGGATTTACATAATCTTCCTTTTCAAATGAAAGAGATTTTGAAAATAGAGAACCTTGATAAAATAAAAGAAATATCGAGAACATTGAAAGATGCGCAATCTATGTTTGTACTGGGAAAAGGGAAAGAAGAAGCTGTTGCAAAAGAGGGAGCTCTAAAAATAAAAGAAATCACTTATATACATGCTGAAGGTTATTCATCTGCTGCCTTGAAACATGGTCCTTTTGGATTAATTGTTGCCGGGCTTCCTATCATTTTAGTAGATGTAAATGAAAAATATAGAGAAAAAAATGAGAACGCATATCATGAAGTTGTTGCAAGGGGTGCGAATGTTCTCAAAATAACAGACAAAAATGGAGAACTAGTCATTAATAAAAACCAGACATTTGGAGGGGTTCTTGCTAATGTATATATTCAATTGATTAGTTATTTTTGTGCAATAGAAAAAGGGATTCATCCTGATTTTCCCCGTAATTTGGCGAAAGTGGTTACAGTTGAATAATTATTTTTATTTATTTTTTATTTTTCAATGTTTTTCTTTTTTTGTTTTTTTGAGTTTTTCCACCTTTTTTGGATTTCGGTGAATAAGAAACTGGAGAAATTGGTTTTCCAGATAAAGATACTTGAATATTTAATTGTTCAAATTTTTGTAAATAATATATAATTTTATCATGTATTTCTTGACATCGTTGTTTGATAACTGAATATTTATCTTCATAATTTTCTTTTTTATTGCAAAAAACATTAAAATAAGAAATGTGTTTTAACAGATCATTTATATCACGTAATTCGTTATCATGAATTTTTCCCTTTTTTTTTGTTGCAGTTTGTAAATGACTGATATTTGATACTTTTGATTCTGCCCATCTAGTAAATTGTAATAATAATTTTTTATCAATATTTCCGTTGTTCTCTATTTTTTCACTAATATCTTGTAATATCTTTGTTCCTATTTCTACATCTTGCGTTTTTTTAGTTATATTAGAAAATCGGTTAGTACTTGATGGTTTTTTCACAGGTGAAATTGTTAAACCACTATCTTTACTGTCATATTTATTATCAGTTGATATTTTTCTTCTTGGTGGGGTTATAAAATCGGCCATAAATATATATAATTCACATATATATATTTATTCATTCATATAGTCAATTCTTCCAATTCTTCCAATTTTTCCAATTCTTCAGGGGTGTTTACACCCGAAACATATTTATTATTTATTTCATCTAGCAAAATCGTATCTATTACATCCCAAGTATTGCTTTTTACAATTTTTACAATATCTGTTAAATAATATTCTTTTTGTACATTGTTGTTTGATATTAACGGAATAAATTCTCGTAAAATATGCCCTGTAATATAATAAATTCCTGTATTTATTATGTCTACTTTTCTCTCTTGATCCGTGCAATCTTTTTCTTCTATAATTCCCATAAAATCACCATCTTTGTCATAAATAATCCTACCATATCCATGTGGATTTGAGAAACGTGCGACTAAAATATTACATGATCCGTTAGATTTTTTGATAAAGTGATGCAATATATCACTTGTAATAAGAGGCATGTCTCCATTCAAAATCAATATTTTATCTTCGCTTACAAATTCATCTAAGCAACATTTTATTGCATGTCCTGTTCCTAAAGGTTCTTGTTGTCTTACGAATATAAGTCCAAAAATATCTATATACTTGGAAAGCGTTTGTATAATGACTGTATGATATTTTCCAGTAATTATCACAATTTTGTTTGGGTTAAGTTCTCTAACAGATTCCACGATTCTTACCAACATCGGTTTTTCTTTATAATGATGTAGAACCTTTGGAAGATCTGTCCGCATTCGTTTGCCTTCACCTGCTGCTAAAATAGTAATCACTAAATTATTGTTCATTATATATTATAAAAAATGTTTTTATTTTGATTTTTGTCTGTATATCATTGCAAATATTTTGAGATGCTTCGCTTCATCTGCGATATATGGTATTATTTTTCATAAAATACTTACAATTTACTAAATATAAAAAAAAATAATTATACAAGGTGTATATTCACATTTTTATGGATTTCATATATACAAAATAACTATTACTCACTTGAAAACAACTTTGACATATTCAATGCTTCGCGATTTATTGTCGGTGTCTTAAACAAACTATAAATAAAATCATCATCGCGAAACCGAACAGTATATGTACTCTGTATGGCTGATCTACCAATTCGACCTAAACATTGAATTGTCTTTGCCTGTGTCATATTTATCATATCTTTACCAATAAATCCATGACAGAAATTATAATTAGTACCAAATACAAAATCACTTGATGCAATAATGATAAACAATTCTTGGTTCTCTGCTAACTGTTTCATGAGTTCTAAATAGCGCGATTCTACTCCTTGTATGAAAAGCCCTATTCCCAATAGGAGTAATACTTTCAAATAGTTATCTATTTCTAAACTCATAATCTCTTTTACTGTATCCTCTGTAATGTTTGGACAAAAAGCTTGATCATTCACTAGTCCTGACCATTTTGTTTGATGTAATTTTGTATTGGGTACATATTCAGCATCCAGTGAAATATACCGAATTTGTTTTCGTAGTACATCTATTTTTTTATAGATTTCTTTTACTGCAGCAGGTTTATTTTCATCATCCTTCTCTTTCATTTTCGTTTTTTTATCGTCATTTGGTTTCTCTAATATATCTAATTCTCTTTCCAATTCTATTAATTGAGAAGACACCTTATTATTAGACGCAATCTTATTCATTATATCTTGAAACATAGCCACAGGAATAGCAGATTGTTGTGTATAAAAATTACCGATCTTTTTAGCATCCTCAGTCAAGAAAATCGTTGGACCAGATGTCAAAGTATGTGCATCGCTTGTAGTGAGTAAAATACCGTTAGTTGCACTTTGATTTACCTGAATAGGTGTATGCTGAACACTTTGTGTTCTCACTAAATTACTTTGATTTTTATTCAATTGGTGTTTTTGAAACACTGAATCCACACTGGCTGTTTTTGTGAATACCTGTTCAAATTTCCTTTTTTGAATATCTTTCATATGGATATAAATAGATTCCCAAGAACTAGAATCAATATGTTTCAATAAATCCAAATAATATATTTTTAGAGAATTCATAGTAATGTCTGCGATTTCTTTGAAATAATTATCCATGATAAATGCATCGGCAATAAGTCGATTTGTATTTATATAAAATGCAAAATTTACTATTTCATTCAAATCAAAATATCGTAATAATGTCTTGTTTGCTTCACAATGCATTACACATTCAACAAGATCACAATGGTTAGAATACATTGTATGTGGAAGTGCGCAAAACCCGTCTTTTGTCAATATAGGAATAGATTTTTTGCAATCATAACTAACAATAGTATGAATCGCTGCTTCATCAAACCGCATTTTGAAATCAGCCAAAGTATCTACTATTTCTTCTTCTTTAGGTAAGGTAGCACAAGACAATACAATATTGGGGATTTTGTTTTGAACCCAATTCTTATGAATAATAGAATGTAATTCGTGTTCTTCATAATCCATTGTTATTGTTGGTTCATCCCAATAAGTGATTATTTTAGTTTCTGTATTAAATGCTAACATATAATTCATTGCAGTCAAATAAGATTTTACATCACATATCATTATTTCTACTTTAGAACCGTTACTGTTGTCTACTTTACGGATACCACCTGATTTTCTGTCGCGTGTATAATCTACTGCTGCGAAATAGTGCAGACGAATATCACTAGATGTTTCACAACCGAATGCAAACGCTATTTTTTTCTCCATTGAAATCGCAGATTTTGCTAATGCCAACCCAATATGTCGAGCTACACACACAAATATGATTCTGTATTTTACTGATAACCCTATCGGGGAAAGTGTTTTCCCAGTTCCAGTTGGTGCAATATACAGAATAAGTCTTGGTACTTCTATCGTTTCATTGAAAATGGAAAACAGCTGTTTTTGATGTGGAAAGAGGACCTTATCTTCATATTCCAGTAAATACTTATTTTGTTCAATGAATGAATAGGCTTCTTTCACAATGCTAGATAAATCTGTTTTTGAATTTGCTGCAGAAATAACCATCTTCATATAGTTCAATACATATTTATTGATATTTGTAATAGACGCTTTTGATAATTGAATAAGTGTGTATAAATAAAACGCATATTTCGTATTATTTTTTGACATGTATCTACATAAACTGTTGCAAAAATCTAATACTAAGAATTCAAAGACATTTTTTCTATTTGTCTCAATATTTGATTCTAAATTTTGAATTCGCAAAAGATCAATACTTTTCATTTTTTTGATCAATCCGCTTTTGATGTTTTCTATTTTTATATCCTGAATTTTTGAGCAATATTTTTTTATGGTTTCTTGTATAGGAGGTGCAAAATATTTTTCAAACAGAAATATCTCGTTTTCTGCAGTTTGTTCTATTTTAGTAAATGTGAATAGAGACATTGTTTTGTTTTTTACAATATCTAATTTATAGAATCCTTCCATGATCAATGATAAAATTTCTTTTTCATGATCAGATACTGGAATTTCAATAGAGTCCCATTCCGTACGCGTAAGTTTGTTTTGTCTCAAGTCCATGTTATATTTAAAAATTGCAATAAATGTAAATATAATATATTGTTTACTTATGTTTTTAATCAATTTTATATTTCATAGATACATACCATATATTATCAATATCAATAGCCCAATCGGTAAAAATAATGGATCATAATAGTTCAAATAAATCCAACAACAAACAAATAATATGGGAAAAATATGTCCGCTTGGAATAAGTTTGTAACATTCAGATGTCCTGAAATAAATCCAAAACCCGCCGCAAATAATGGATATAATCACTTTTTGATCGTATGTAAATAAATTATCTAGTAACATTATATAAATATGTTTACAAAATTATATTTAGATACGACAAATCCTAAAAATACTTTTACACAAATGATATGCCAAAATAAAATGCCATTGTTTGTATCTGTATTACTTCATACAATTATATATTCAGTGTTTATAAATTTGGCAAGTTATATTTTTTATAATAAAATGCTTTCTACCGACATTAATATTCGGTTGTTAATTGTTTTATTTATTATCATGACATTAGGATATATTGGGAGGTATTATCATGTAAAAGACATTTATAATGCATATAATAAAAATATACAAAAAACAAGAGAACATCTGGATAAATTATATATTTCTTGGCTGTTTATTGCATAATATTTTTATATATTTACAACACCTCCTAATTTGTGTTTATTTCGATCATGTATAGCAAGACATTTTTCTGAAAATATATTGAATTCTGCCAACGATTTCTCCGAAAACGAGCTTTTGATAATTTCTTGGTTTGTTTTACATAATTTCAAATAATATCCTGTATAAAATTCAATAAAATCATATGAAAAACCCATTTCTTCTTCATCTGATTGACCTTCCCATAAATCTGCACTAGGTTTTGCAATCAAAATACTATTCACGACATTCAAATACTTTCCAACAATAAAAACTTGCGATTTATGTAAATCGGAAATAAGCTGAACATCTACTGCACCATCCCCATATTTGCAAAAATAGGCTAGAAACCCGTCTTCATCCATATTTCCTGTACCCATTACTAATGCAGGAAATCCTTGCGATTTCAAAAGTTGTGCTGCATAGTAATTTGCAGGTGTTCTTAAATAACTTCTTAATTGACCCCTTGAAAAATCGTCGCCTGCCATTGCGGTTTTCTCTTCAAATTTTGCAACTAGATTTTTATGAATATCTGTTTGATCAATGACAACTAATTCAATCTTCATGGAGTCACATAATTCTTGTGCGCGATCAAGAGCCCAGTTAGAACTATGGATAGGTTGACTGATTGCCATAATTTTTTTCAAATTAGAATTAGGAAGTTCCATTGTATATTTCAAAAGAGCTAATGTTGTAGCAGAATCAATTCCACCACTAACAGATACTACAGCACCACTCAGTTTGTGTTTTCCTAAAAAGTTATTAAATAATAAACATTTGTTTTTTACCCATGTTTCAGGATTGAAATTTGTATTTAGTCTATATTTTTCAAGATATGTTTGCCATTCCATAAAGTTGTTTGCATTGTTCTCGAAAAAATTCATTATATATTGTGGTTATACTTTCAACTGTTTATATTGTTTTTGTTATCTTCTTTCTTGTTTTCAAGTGTAAAACATATGTATAAGAAAGAATATAGAAATTTTTTTATATAGTTAATAAATACTAAAATGACATCGCCATCTACATCATTTATACCTTCATCTGTTGTATTAGAAGATGAAATGAATGTTATGAAACGCAATGGTCAATTGGAAATCGTCTCTTTTGATAAAATTCTAAAAAGAATTAAAACCATAGGTAAAGAAGCCAATATAAATGTTAATTACACTGCATTAGCAATGAAGGTGATTGATCAATTATATGACGGTATTTCAACGACCAAAATTGACGAATTAAGTGCAGAACAATGTGCATCCATGGCTTCTATACATTATGATTACAACACATTAGCAGGTAGGATTATTGTATCAAACCATCAAAAAAACACTTGTGAATCTTTTAGCAAAGTTATGGAAAAATTATACAGTTATTTAGATAAACATGGGAAACATTCGCAACTCGTTTCAACAGAATTAATTGATGTAGTGCGTAAACACAAAACTGAGTTGGACAGTTTATGTGATTATTCCAGGGATTATTTGATTGATTATTTTGGATTCAAAACGCTTGACCGAGCATATATGATGAAAATAGATGGTAAAACAGTTGAACGACCACAGCATATGTGGTTGCGTGTTTCTATTGGCATTCACGGTTTCGATATAGACAAAGTAATTGAAACATATGATTTCATGTCACAAAAATATTTTACACATGCCACTCCTACTCTTTTTAATGCCGGTACTCCTAGACCTCAATTATCAAGCTGTTTTTTATTAGCAATGGAGAATGACAGTATTGACGGAATCTATAATACATTGAAGGATTGTGCATTAATATCTAAGCTAGCAGGTGGTATTGGTTTGCATATTCATAACATACGAGCTACCGGGAGTCATATTAGAGGAACAAATGGCACATCTAACGGTATTGTTCCTATGTTGCGTGTCTTTAATAATACTGCAAAATATGTTGATCAATGTGTGCATCCGGAAACAATTATTTATACAAAAGAGGGTCCAAAACAAATACAGCATTGCATTGCAGGTGAAACAGCAATTTTCAATTTATTAGGTCAAACAGAAGTCATTCAAAATGTATTAGAACACCATTATGCAGGCGAAATACTAGAAATTCAAACTGCATTCGTGAATATGAATACATTGAAAATTACGCCGCAACATCCCGTCTATGTTTTGCGAAATAATGAAATGCAATGGGTAGATGCAGGAGAACTTATGTTGACGGATAAAATAGTTTATTCTATTCCTACTTATGAGAATGACATTGCCAGTATTACACTTGATGATTGCCGTATGTATGGATATATTATGAAATATGGGACCTTGAAAAAAGGTGAGTATATGATGCACATGAAAAAAAATAATCATGCGATGATTGATTTTGTAAAAAGTTATTTGGATTCCAAATTGGTAGCATATGATCATATTGAGAATGAACATGGAGATGATATGATTTGCATAGATCATGTAATCCTATGGAAACCGTCATTGCAATTGCCGTTTAGATATAGTGATTTCTACAATGAATCCAATATAAAACAAATACATAGCCGGTGGCTCCATTTATCCATGGATAAAATAAAAACAATATCTTCTATATTTGATGATGTAGAATATGACAGTAATCTTGAATCGCAAAAACAATACTTACTCTTACGATTATCAAGCCAATCATTGCCGACTGGTTTAGAATATGTAGCGAACGATAACGATATTCATAATAAATATGTATGCACAAAGATAGTTTCTATTTCAAACAGTGAATATGAAGGAATTCTATATGACCTACAAATGGAAACACAGCATGATTATCTTTTGGAAAACGGTCTTGTTCATAATGGTGGCGGCAAACGCAATGGTTCTTTTGCGATTTATTTAGAACCATGGCATGCAGATATTGAGATGTTCCTTCAAATGCGTAAAAATCATGGTGATGAAGAACTGAAAGCGAGAGACCTTTTTTATGCTCTTTGGATCCCCGATTTATTTATGGAGCGCGTCAAAGCCAACGGAACATGGACACTCATGTGTCCCGATGAATGTCCCGGACTAGCAGATGTATATGGTAGCGAGTTTAAAACATTATATGAATCCTATGAAAAATCTGGTAAGGGGCGTGTCACTATAAATGCACGCGATTTATGGTATAAAGTACTAGATGCGCAAATGGAAACAGGAACACCTTATTTATTATATAAGGATGCATGTAACAAAAAATCAAATCAAAAGAATGTCGGTGTCATCAAAAGTTCAAATTTGTGCGTTGCTCCTGAAACCAAAATATTAACGAATAAAGGGCATGTGGAAATACAAACACTGTGCGACCAAGTCGTATCTGTATGGAATGGCGAAGAATTCAGTGATGTAATTGTTAATAAAACTGGTGAAAACCAAGAGCTTATTGAAATACATACAGATGATGGCAGCAGTCTTACATGCACGAAATATCATCACTTTTATATACAAAAATCGGTTTTATTACCAGAACATAATAATACAAACAATAAATCACTCATTACTGCCTGCAATAATGTCAGGAGCATGTTGATGGAGAATTTAATGAATAAAAAAACAACTATGCAAAAGGTGCAAGCGAAAGAGTTAATGATTGGTGACAAAATCATCAAATGTAAATACCCGATCATTGATGGTAACAAAACAATGAAATATGCTTATACCCACGGATTTTTTTGTGGTGATGGCACATACAGTGTTTGTAATACGCAACCTGTGAAATGCAAACTGATTTCGTTGTATGGACATTTTCATTGCAAACGCCATTTAGATTTGGAATATGAAAAAGATGCAAATATGGTATATGAAGACAAAGTATATTGTAATGGAATATCCTATATGAGAAAACCTAAAATTTATCTATCTGATGATAAAAAAGGATTGATTCAACACATCCAATATACATGCATCACAAGCAATGACGAAATCATCAAACTTGAATTACCGTATGATTTACACGAAAAGTATTTTGTTCCTTCCTATGATTACTCGCTTAAAAGCAAAATGGAGTGGTTTGCAGGATTATGTGATGCAGATGGATCTATGATAAATAATGGCGTATATCAAAAATTGCATGTATCCTCTGCTCATTTTGATTTTTTGCGCGAGGTCAAATTCATGTTACAAACTTGCGGAATCAATCCAAAACTTAAAAAAATGAAAGATAAAATCACGAATTATTTACCAGACGGAAAAGGTGGGTATACGCATTATATATCAAAAGAAATGTACACATTATTGATTACATCCTGCGATTTGAAAATACTAATAGAAAACGGTTTTTCGCCAAAACGCATAGAGTTATATGATGATTATTTATTGAATCGTTCAGATACCGCATTTGTTTCAATAACGAAAATAATAAATAATGAAAGAACGGATGATACATATTGTTTTAATGAACCAAAGCGACATATGGGTATATTCAATGGGTTAATCACTGGTCAATGCAGTGAAGTCGTACAATATAGCGATGATAAAGAGACGGCTGTTTGCAACTTGGCATCCATCGGTTTGCCTACATTCATACAAAACGGCGAATTTAATTATGATTTGTTACATAAAGTCACAAAAGTGGTAACAAAGAATCTTAACAAAATCATTGATGTGAATTATTATCCTACTGAAAAAACGAGACGAAGTAATATGCGACATAGACCTATCGGTATAGGTGTCCAAGGATTAGCCGATGTGTTTATTATGCTTGGTCATCCATTTTTATCAGCTGAAGCTGCGAAAATAAACCGACATATTTTTGAGACGATGTATCATGCAGCATTAGAATCCTCTTGCGAATTAGCAATTATAGAAGGTCCTTATGAGACATTTCAAGGATCCCCTGCATCAAAGGGCGAATTACAATTTGATTTATGGTCAGTTGATCCTGGGGATTCGCGATATGATTGGATAAAATTAAAACACAAGATTTTTGAACATGGCATTCGAAACTCGTTATTATTGGCACCTATGCCAACGGCTTCCACTTCTCAAATATTGGGATTCAATGAATGCATTGAACCGATCACCTCTAATATTTATAGTCGGAGAACACTCGCCGGCGAGTTTATACAGGCCAATAAATATTTAATGGCAGATCTCATTCAATTGAATTTATGGAATGAAAAGATAAAAAACAATATTATTGCAAATCATGGAAGCATACAGCACATAGAAGTGATTCCACAAGAAATAAAGGACAAATACAAGACAGTATGGGAAATGCCTATGCGTGGACTTATTGATATGGCTGCAGATCGTGGTGCTTTTATTTGCCAGAGCCAAAGTTTGAATTTATGGTTTGAAGATCCTAATTACAGTACATTAACTGCGAGTGCTTTCTATTCTTGGTCAAAGGGATTGAAAACGGGGATTTATTATTTGAGACGACGGGGCAAGCACCAAGCACAACAGTTTACAATTGAACCTGAGAAGGCGTCTTCAATGGGAGCACATGAAGAAGACGATATATGTGAAATGTGCTCTTCGTAAAATTGATTTACTTTTTTTGTTTTTTCTGGGATGTACAATTTATATAATAACAATATGGCATTACATGCAAGATATACCGATATTTCGCTACACGAACAATCCAATTGGGTTGACCATTTGAGAATACTCTTAGATGTTTTTGCTTTGGACGAAGTACAAAAAATGATGGGATGTGAAGAGACCAAAAAGGATGTATGGGAAAATACAAAAAAATATAAAGTGATGGTCACTGAAAAGGATCTATTTTGCGAGATTTTAAATTGTTTTACCAACAACCGAGGGGGTTTTTCCCAATCCATCCCGAGTCTCTTGAACTATATCATCGCATATTTACCAAAAAAAATAAAGGAAGATATAGAAAACATGACTTCGCTATCCGAAATCGCCGAAATAATACTCCAATATTATGAGGACGAAATGAAACCAAAAACGAATCCTATAATTACTATTATTAGAAAAAATCAACATATGCCAAACAATACACTGGTGGATCCTCTTTTGAAGATATTTGATAATGCAGATCTAACGCTTCAAGTGAATAGAGAACCAAACACTATATTTAAGGGTAATATTCTCTGGAACTACGCCAAATTCAATTATTCTCATACAAGTGAAGGTCGTGTAAATCTGAATGATGATGTGACTTCGGTTATCAAGTCATTTATTCCTTTGGGAACGAGGATAGACCAATTGCGCTTGAGATACACAGATGAGTACTTGAAGAAGGGTCTTATGACCAAAACAACGACACAGTTAAAAAATATAGAAAAAAACATTTTCCCTTATCTAATGCGACTAACTAAATACTTTAGTATTGATATGAACTACAGACTTTATATTAGCACCAAAAGATCTTATATAAAGAAGAATGAAGAAGTGGATTGCATACTAGAGATATTGAACACTGCTGAGAAAATATCCAAAGGACATGCCTATTCGTTGATTAGGGGGTCTAAAAAAAAGTGTATGAATAAAAGCTATCGTATTATATATTATACTGAGGACATATTTAATCTCTTCCGTATCTTAGTATGCTTGTGTAAGACTCCATCAAAAAAAGTGTGTGCGCGAAAAAATACTAGTAACTAAGTAATGTAGTAGGGTAAATGACAATGAATATGTAAAAAGGTAAAAAATGTATACTATATAGTATATAGTATACATGGCGGTTATCACAAACGAATATAAATGGTTTTTGTATTTAGGAATCGCTTTTTTTATCCTCAATTTTTTCATTTATGGTATTAGCTTGAATTTATCTTATTTTGGTATAGTTCTCATCTACATTGGGTTTAGAAAACCAATATTATCCGGATGGTTCAAAAAATTATTATGGTTCTTTATATTTGTTGATATTTATATTCATTTTAATGAAATTAGAACAAAACTATCAAAACCATATTTTGTTAAATTTAATGAAAATGTAAAAGAGGGTGCAAAAACAAAAGAGGACACAAATACAGAACAAACCGATGACGATGAATAATTTTTTGTTTTTTTTGTTTTTGGTGGGTGTAACCCTTTATATATTTGCAATATATGTTGCAAATATATCCTTTGTAATCAAATATCCAAATTCCATTTTCAAGTAACATCGTAAACACACTAGAACATCTATCATTGAATTATGCAAATTCGCAGGCGATTCATCAAACAGCTTTTCATACAATTCGCACAAGGTAGGAAATTTTTTGTATATACCGCGAGAATTCGCTTTTTCAATATTACACAATTCAACACTTGATTTCATTGTGCATTTTAATTCAAGAAATGACATTTTGCAATATAATTCATCAAACATCCATTCAATATAGGGTGCTAGTTCTGGATTCTTGAATCTGTAGAAATTTCGTTTTCCCTCTATTTGAATCATTTTACTGTCAAATTCAAAATTATGGGCAACTACCACATCGCACATACAATATGCATTATATAATTCTTCTAATGCTTCAACAATATCAATACCTTTATCTAGTATTTCTCTTGTAATTCCTGTGATTTCGCTTACTTTTTCGCTTATTTTGATTTCGGCAGGAATATTGATATATGTATTGTATATTTTTATTATATTCCGCTTTTTTAGATCATACAATGCAAAACTCAATTGTGTAATATAAGGTAATGATTTTATATCATTGGTAGGATTTTTGGGAATTAACCCAGTTGTTTCCACATCAATGACTAATATATTTCGCACTGGGTAAGACATTGTTTTGATTTGATTATTTTGATTGATTTGAGTATATATTTTTATAAAAGACAAAAATACAAAAAACACATCAATTTTATATAAGATGGAAAAATATATAAATAATACTATTACTATTACATAATTATATTATTGTATGAATAAAACAAGTATTACATTCGTAACTGCATTTATGAATATTTATAATACACCATTCCAAAACAAGGATGTAGAATGGCGATTCCGGCATTTTAAAAAAATAGCAGAAACCGGTATCCAATTGGCTGTGTTTTGTTCTCGCGATTGTTTTGATTACATGCAAAAACTCGTGGAAACTTTCCCCAATATAAAAGTGATTCAGTATATGGATTTAAACGAAACATGGACATATCAATTATGTCATGATATTGAAGAGAAGATCGGCGAACCTCTCGCTTTACCCAATACGCGAAATCCCGAAAAAGATACGCGCGAATATATTATTTTGATGAACGCGAAAACGGAATACCTAAAAATGGCGATTGATGCGAATCTTTGGTCATCTACTCATTTTGCATGGATAGATTTTAATATATACCATATTTTTCAAGGAAGAGAACAATATGTAGATGAATATCTTACTGCAATGACAAAACGAACAATGGCACCTTATTTTTTGACATTACCAGGATGTTGGGGTAAAGAACATGTTCACGAAGAATTCTTAATGAACGACATTTGCTGGCGTTTTTGTGGCGGGTTTTTCATAGGAAGCGGTGATAGGGTTCTTGAATTCCACAAATGTTACCAAGACTATTTTGCCGATTTTTTGCTTTCTAAAAAAAAACTCATTTGGGAAGTGAATTTTTGGGCATATCTAGAATTGAGACATGGTCTTTCTGTAATATGGTATCCAGGTGACCATAATGAACGGATTTTAGAAATAAGTGTGAAAAATATGGCATTACGATTAGCGGATTTACCTAGTTGTCAACATATAAAATATGAATATCCGGATCACGGTGACTTTATTCCAACATCTACAGCCTATTTGTATTATAAAGGAAAGGATATTATTAATACACGATATGTAAATTATTGGTTACATTCAAATGGCGCCTACTGGATAAAAGACACAAATGGATACATTAGAACGCGAAATTTCTCTTCTATTCTTGATAACCAGACATTACAACCCTATCTATTTAGAGAAATGGATGAAGGATGCAGTGGATTGACATGTCATGGTGGTCATATATATGGTTTGGAAGATATTCGGCTTTATGAATATTGTGACGATATCCATTTTATTGCAACGAGTATTAACTATTCTGGGATAGGAAAAAATCGTATGGTAAAAGGAAAATACGATATAGATTTAGGAATGATTTTGTCTGCAGAGGTATTGATACCGCCTGATCCAAATAGCTGGTGTGAAAAGAACTGGATTCCTTTGTCTACTTATGATAATAGTGAGAACGAGGCTTTTATTTACAAATGGTATCCGTTAGAAATAGGTGTTTTGCATACACATAATGATGATGTTATGGGGAATAAAAAACAGTTGATTATACACAAAACATGGCATCATAATACTCCGTTGTTTTCAAATATACGGGGATCAACCCCGTTGATAGAATGTGAAGAAGGGGTTATCGGGGTAGTACATTTTAGCTATGAGGGGGGTCCGCGTAATTATTTTCATATGTTGGTTTTATTAGAAAAGAATACACTTATGCCTTTGAAATATAGCGAATTTTTCGTTTTTAATAATATGAGTGTAGAATTCTGTATTGGGTTTACGATTCGGGATAACAAATATCTTTTTTGGATTTCAAATTTTGATAGAGATCCTGAATTGATTCTTGTGGAGAGATGTGAATTGCCTATTTTGTTTGATGTACATATATCTTAACTCATCCACTGAACAACACGATTGAGAATGTGCCGCCTTTGGCGACGCATCAATAAAATCTTGTTCTACCCTTTATTATGAAAAAAAATGATATAATTGTATTTATATATTACATATAATAGTATTAATATTATGAGTGGAAATACAGCAAATTATATTTCACCAATTAAATCCACATTTGAAGTATATAAAGAAAGTGATTTTAATGGGGTCAGCGTAAGTGGAAATGCGGCAAATACAGAGGTTTTATGTCAGTACTATTTCAGTTATATTATTTATGATACATTGGAATTGAATCAATATAGCAATAAAGAAAAATATAAATACAAATATGAAAAAATATTTAATGACTTATATGAACAAATTATTTCAAATATAAATACTTTTAAGGATAATGGTGATGAATATGAATATATTAACACTTTTTTTGCTTATGTATTAAAGATATTTTCAGCAGTGAACCATGGTGGTATTATAGATGCAAACAATACATTTTCAATTAGTCAGGGGCAATATTTAGACCATTTGGATACTATATATGAACGATATAATAATATAATATCGAGATATACAAAAGAAAAAGATATAAGCACATTTGAAGTTTCAGATATTATTATTAAACAAAGTGAAATTACATCTACTAACATTTCAATAACACAACGTGTGAGCAAGTATTATATATCATTTATAAAAGAAAAGTATGCTACGCTTGAAACTTTATATAAAACAAATAATAAATTTTTTATAACAGATAATGATACTAATAATAAAATTAGTATAATAAAATATGGTGAAGAACAATCTGAATATGATGAATTATTTAAAGAAAAACAAAACATAAATAAAGAAATTACAGATGTAATAGAAGATATTTTATATTTTTATTATAGATATGAGTTTGTATATGCATCTCAAAATACACGAAATTTTATAAGTGAAGGTTTAAAAAATCGCGCAAGAAATTCATCATTGTTATGTGCTATTTTCAAAATATTTGAAAAAAATAACAAAAATTTGATTCAATTACTACTTTTTAAAGATAAATTTTTTAATAAATTGATTACTAATATTGATACTGATAATGATACAAAAATCATAATGTTAGAAAAATACCAAATGTTAGAAAAAAAAATAAGAAGAGCATTTTTGAATGATAAAAACACAAAATTTGTAAATAATCCATTTGTTAATGAATCGATATTCCTAAGTTTTTATAATATAATAAACTACCGTTTGTATTTATATGGTAATTATGGATATGATGAGAATATGAAGAATGTAGTTAATTTTTATAGACCAGGAAGATTAATTCAATATTATAATGAAAACAAAAAAAATATTGGTATTATTTCAAGTAAAAAAACATCTCAAAACGAAAATAATATTCCTATTGTTCCTATTATTCAATTAGATAATGATACTGATAATGATACTGATGATGAAAGTATTGTATCTGAAATATCTAGTACAATAGAAAGTGATAACAAAGACACTAAAATCGATATATCAGATATAGAGGATACTGATATTATTGTTGGTGTAAAAAAAATAAAGGAAAATACAAATCAAGCTTTTCAAGAACAAAAAGAAAATAATAATGAATATGAATATATCAATTTTGATTTTAATAAAAAATATACATTACATGCAAATGACTCAAAACAAATTTCTGAAACTGCAAAAACAAATATGGAAAATATTAATCATTATAAAAATAATTATAATGGATCACTATTTGTGATTACTGATTATACAATCTATCCAGCGCAAAAAAAACACACATTATGCAATATACCCGAGGAAATATATTTATCATATTTTAACATAGGAAAGGAAAATACTCTTACAAATGAAAAAATGATCCTTATAACAGATCAATTTATTACATATATATTTAATGAAAAGACAAAACATTTGTATACTGAGGAATATTCAAAAGACTATACCAAATGTATATTGATTGAAAAAATTTTGGGAAATCAAATAGTAGATAATATAGTAGATAATAATAAATATAATAAATTATTTTTTATTACAAATAATGAAATAGAACAAGAAGTTTTTAATAATGATATCATTATTGAAGACGAAGCGAATGATGAAATTAAAGATTTATGAAAACTTATCAACATAAAGAAGAATAACATTATTATCATAAAATGATAAAAAAATCATGCAAAAAATATATAGAGAATAATTAAATGGACATAAAAAAAATAAAAAACGAAAATATATTATGTTGGTTTTATATTTATAACACAGATATTAGTAATAATCGCAATAGTACTGGCATTGTAATAATAATGAATTTATATACAAATAATACAAGTGAAAAAAATATATATTTCATTTATTGTCCTATTGAAGATAAAGATCCTGAAAAAAATGGTTTCATAAATGTATTGATAGATAATGCATATCATACAGAAATTAATGATATAATTACTAAACAAAATAATGAAAATACTGAACAAAAAATAGTTATAGAAAAATATAGTAATGACTCACTAAAACATTTTCTAATAGACCATGCAAAATAAAAGTTGTACATAATACATAATGATAATTTATCCTATTAAATCTAGTATATTCCCATTCTTAATAAACCGATCAACATCATGTTCATCCATTCGCATAACACGAAATCCCAATCCTAATTGATTTAACCATGTTTCGTGGTATTTAGAACATCTTTCCAAATATTCCAATGGTATGTTTTCTTCGCCAGACCGACCACGCATAACAATCCGTTTTGCACACAGTTCCGGATGAATTGTTAAATATATAACACCAGACAATGGAAACTCTGCAATCGCATTTTCATACATTTTTCTATATATTTGATAACAAAGAAAATCCATCGTTCCATCATGATACAACATTTTAGCAAAAATATTTCCATCCGCATATAACGATCTTTCGCAAATGATCACTTCGCAATCTGGATTTTCATGTATCGCTTTTTTTAGTAAAGTCATCCTTGTGGTAAACGCCAATACTTGAAACGGAAACGCATATTTGACTGGATCTTTATAAAAATTTTCTAATATATTTTTCCCTTCTTTATCACGAACCTCTGACCATATATCTACTGGTTCTCGTAGTACAACGATTTTATATTTATTGAATGTTTCGCTCATTTTTTCAATATGTGATAACAATGTTGTTTTTCCAGCACCAATATTTCCCTCACATGAATAAATGCGAAGCATGATGATTATACTTATATTATTTATATACTTGAATACTATACAAATAATAAGACGATTATTATTTGCATCAATTTTACATCCTTGATTATTTATAATGTGACAATCGCAGGTTGTACCACTAGATATTTATCGGTGTATACTATTTCATACTTTCATACATCTTCTTAATTTGCAATTTAGAACGAACATGACTAGATAAATCTTCCGGATGTAATGTACTATTGTTATCTGTTGGATAAATAAAATATGGATACTTATATGTATATGTTCTCAAACATTTATACAAATAATGATCTGCTTCATGAGTATGATAGTCAAATAATTTGTATTTTTTGGTTACTGGATTATATGTACCATTTATGAATTTTTTAGCAGCATTCACATTGATAATATAAGCTGCCATACACGCTATACCTCCATAATTGTTTATTTGATAATTATTGAGTGTATATGTATCCGTCAATGTTCTCGTAGTATTATAACACAATTGGATAATTTCCCAATTTGCTGGCGCATCTTTGATTATTTTGTCCAACGATTTTTTCCAGTACTGTTTGAATTCCAAGGTAACATCGTCTTCAAAAATAAGTGCTGTTTTACATGAACTTTCGGAAAAGGTTTTGATGGCATTCAAATGAGATAATAAACATGCATATTCTAGCTTTGTATTTCGTTTTGTTTTCATAATCAATTGATCATATACCGGATCATTTTTTCCATCTACTGCTTCTATTCTATGGATTTTTTTTCCGGAAAAAACGGGGTCTAGAAACATAGTTTCCATTTTGTCTCTTCTGTCGGTTGAACGTTTCAAATTAATCCAATAAATACAATCAATCCCATTCAAATAATTATTTTTATCGGCATTGGATGCATCCTGATTATTTTTATATGTGTTGTAAAATATGATAACAAAGATGAGTATGAAAATTCCTGCACCAATATGAATATATGAATATGCGATTATTAATAGAATTGCAAATAATTTTCCTAAAACAGTATTACTATAAGATAAAAATAATGATTTTTTTATTACAAAGAATAATACAAGTATAAAAAAAATAGATATCCCTATTATTTGGTTTATTTGTTTTTTGTCTATATTTACCATATTTTCTATATATATTTTTAATATTTTATAATTGTTTTCTATTGTATTTTACTTTTTGCAATTTTATTTACCTGTAATACATAATAATTTGTGTTTTTGTAAAGATACAGTTGCGCGATATTTCAACATATCCTGACATTTACCCATGGTTGGAAATTCTTGATAACCATAAATATCCTGCAATAATAACCATTCGAATAATCCGCCACTATATATGTGCACATTATAAAATCCATGTTTTGTTAATTGGTTGTATTTTTCGTATACTGTATAATCTGCTGAATTTTTTCCATATATAATAATAATACCTTCTTTATCATTCGTTTCCATACATTTATTTATAATATGTTCTTCTTTGTCATATTGCATTGTTCCCTTTATTACACATTCTTGCTCCATTATTGCAAGCGTGTTTATAATCATATATTGATATTGTATTGCATATTTCATATCTTCAAAACCAACCAATTGTATTTCTTTTGATTTTGAGAACCATTTTTTATAAAAATCCATTGTATTTTATAAAATAAGTAAAAATTTTTTATATGTTTACTTATCTAAAACAATATAGAAATATAATAATATTATATTAAGAAAACATGGAAGAAATAAAAAGGATTGTTGAAACACATTTTTTACAAGATAAACAAATAGAAGTATTATTTAATGTCAGCAAATTTCATTATATTACTAATAAGTTCCATTTTTTTGATAATATATTGGAAAATATATTCATTATTGGCGATAAAAAAAAGGAAATCATAAATATTTTTTGCAATGTGCAGCGTTTTTTTCATGCAATTTATCGTTTAAAATATTTATGGCGATTGAAGAGAGCTAAAATATACAATACAGAAGATTTGTATATGAATCCTATTTATGAAGGTAAAAAAAATACAATTATAATATTGCAAAATGGTACGAAATATATTTTTCAAATAAAGGAGCTCATAAACTCTATCAATACAAGTATTACAAACTCGTGCCATTTTTTTGTTGAGCCATTGACATGTAAAAATCCATATACTAATTTGCCATTTTCAAAATCGGCTCTTTACAATATTTATTTTGGTATCAAAGAGTCTACTTTTCTTATGCCAACTTTGTTTCACAGATTTTTTCTTACGAATTTTACTTTAACTGATTACTGTATAAATAATGAGCACAATATAAATGAACAATATTTGAAAACATATGTTGAAAATAACTGTTTACAAGATATTAGATTGCATGTAATGGATATGATTGAAGATCACAAAATGATTTTGAAAATTAAAATTCATAAACATTTTCCAAATGATAAATTATACGCAGTTATGAAACCATATTTAGATTTGTATTTTTTATCGAATTATTCACTATTACAGCACAAAAAAGATTATTATTATCGAATCTTGCATAGAAAACTACATGACTTATTCGAATTCAACCCTATTTTTGGAAGACGAAAAGTACGATTTGTACAAACAAACACATTTGCTAAATATAAAAAAATAGAATATTATTATAATGATATTTGCCCCCCCTTTCAAAAACCAGTTGATTGTGAATTGGTATCTAAAGTATTTATGAATTCACATTTATGTAAAAAAATGTATTATTATAGAACTATGAATAGTAGTTCTCATGATGTATTTCGCCCTTTTAGAATGGCACATACAACTATTTCAGGAAATTATGAAGCAAATGAAGCAAATGAAGAGAATGAAGAGAATGAAGAAAATGAAGAAAATGAAGAAAATGAAGAAAATGAAGAAAATGAAGAAGTTATTGTTGATGAAAACAATACAGATAGTGACAGTGATAATGATAATGATGAATATTATATAAATACAGTATATGCAAGTAATGATTCAGGTGAAAATATAGACGCACCCACTGATAGTGATGTAGATTAACCATTTATTTTCGCAATAAAGAATATACTTTGTACACATAATTACATTATAAACACCGACCTAAAGGGTGAGCATATTTGATTCTAATTAGGTAACTGGTACTTTGTAATATATAATCTGTATTTGAAAGGTTAAAAATGTGTGAAAAAATAACACCATGTATAGTCTGGTTTTTGGGCACATAAATACATGAATTATTTTCATGGAATGAGTTCAACCCTTTATGTTCTTACTCCTATTGCACGATTATTACGCACGGTTCCTACTCCTCCATATGCTATGTTGTGTGGTTTATAATACACATTTGCATTATTGGAAAACAATGGCATTTTCATGGTATTGGGCTTGATGCTAATGATAGATTTTGCTGAAGCAGCTGGTTTTACTTGCGTAAATATCAAGTGATAAGGCATATATATATATATAATATATTATATTATATATATTATATATATAATATATATATATGTCATTCTTTTGTTGTTCTTTGAAATCACAAATTCTAAAATCGGTTGTAGATATATCTTCTACATTATTACATGTTGATATGGATCCCTTATCTATAAGTATTAATGGATTTATTCCTTCGGTAATAGATATCTCGAATATTCAAATAAATTTAGATTTATCCAATAATGAACTGGTACGTACAGTCTGCTATATACAAGATATATCCAATAATATTGCTAGTGCAACAAAGAATGATATAAACAATATTAACACGGATATTTCCAATAATCAATTGTTGGTAAATGAAGTTGCCAAGAATGTAAACGAAGTATCCAAAGTATTACAAGAAAAAATTATTTAGCCTTTTTCATTTTGATATATATTTTATATCTATATATCAAAATGAATATTTTTTCGTATTTTTGTAATAAATTTTTCAGCGAAGAAAAAACAAATATTATTTTATTATCATTATTGACCTTACTGCTTTCATTTTTCTATACAAATATATCTTCTATAGTAAATGCAAATATCATACAAGGTATTCAAACAAATAATATTGCAAAGGCGTTTACAAATTATAAATTTTTCATTATCGTATCTGTATTTTATATTATAGCCTATTATATTTACAAGACACTACAAAACAATATCTTGACAAAACTAGCACATTGGATAAAATATCAAATGTTTAGTTATATTTTAACTACAAATAATGAAAATATGAGCAATGTAAATTTTGTTGAATTCATAACCCCCATTACTCGTATTTCTAATTCATGTAATATGTTATTGAGCGATATTATCTCTAATATGATTCCTACAGTTGCATTTTTAATTGTTATTTTGATTTATTTTTTCTACAAAGACTTTTTTTTAGGACTAGGATTTTTGTTAGGGAATATATTTATATTTTTCTATTTCCTTTATTTTTGGCAAGATATGTTTGAATATAAAAAGAAACAAGAAGAAAAAACTGTAACAAATGAGCGTCATATTATTGACTCTCTAAACAATATTGACAAAATCATTTATCGCGGTGAAGTAGATAATGAAATTAATGATTTCAATGAGAAAACCAAAGAATGTACAGACTATACAATAAAAATGATGAAATTTATTACAAATCATACATTTATCATGAACATTATTGTATATATTATTATTTTTATGAGTTTATTACGCATGATCCGCTTACATTTTAAAAATAAAATGACTGCAACAACTTTTATTACATTTTTGTCTATTTTAATGATGTACAGAGATGATATTGGAAGTACAATACATAGAATACCTAATTCGATTGAATCATTTGGAAGAATAGAATTAATTTTGAATGAGTTTAAAAAAATGACAGGAAAAAATGATGTTGATATGAAGAAAATTAATAAATACAAAGATTTAGAATTAGTGTTCGATAAAATTACATTTGACAATGTTAGTTTCAATTATAATAATCGAGATATAACTATTTTCAAAAATTATAGTAAAGAGTTAATTTTGAATGACAAAATTATTGGTATAACTGGTTTATCTGGTAATGGAAAATCGTCATTTGTAAAACTATTAATACGATTACATGATTGTAATGATGGTAATATATACATAGACGGTCAAAATATTAAAACGATCGACCCTTCATATATACGACGTAATATTACCTATGTAAATCAAAACTCAAGGCTGTTTGATAAAAAAATAATGGATAATATTTTTTATGGTTGCAAAGACATAACCCAATGCAAGGAAAATTTACGCGAAATATTGTCGTATTCAAAAATACAAGAATTGTATAAAAATGTGGATATTGAAAAAATGCGCGCTGGACCATTAGGCGAAAATTTGTCGGGCGGTCAAAGACAAGTTATTAATATTATAAGTGGATTGATTAATCCTACAAAAATATTGATTTTAGATGAACCTACGAATGCACTTGATCCTGAGTTGAAACGAGAAATATTATTGATTTTGAAAAATTTTAGAAAATATAAGAAATGCATTTTTATTATTACCCACGATAGAGATGTTTATTATTTGTTTGACGAGACGATTGAAATATAAATATCACCATGACTATTTTTGTTCTATTTTTTTTCGTAATTGTTTATAGGCTTCTTCTATAATAATTTGCAATTCGTCTTTTCCTATATTGACATGTTCTATCAAACATTTTATGATGCGCATTTTGTTGGGGACATAACCCATTTCTGTTTTGTATTCGCGTTTTGTGGCTATTAGTTTTCCTGTATGTTGATAGAGTTTTTGTATCTGTTCTATTATGTTGTCTTCCATTTGTTTTAGAGCGTAGAATATGATTTTCTTGTTTTCTTCTGTTGGTTCTTCGTCGTCGTCTATATAATAATTATGGATTTGCTGTGTCCATTCTAGTTCGGTTTCTTTGTTCCATTTGTTGTTGTGTCTTATATGAAGTATTTGTTGGTTCTCATCTTCGTTTCTTATGTAGTGAATAGGGCGGTCCACCACTGGTAGTTTGTCTAATTCCGTTTTGATCATACGAACAATAGAGTCCACATAATCGGCACTTGTAATATATTCATGATATTCAGTATCTAATTGAATACCATTGATCATGTCTATGAAATTTGTTGCGTTGGTGCAATGCTCGTTCAAAAAAAGGTTCACATTGTAATTGTTATTATTATTGTTTTGATTGTTTTGTGTGATGGCTGTGGTGGGTTGCTGGTTTTCTTTTATTTCCACTAATAAATTTGTCATTTTGTCCACTTTTTCCGTTAATTCTTCTATGTTTACTTCGGGTTGTTTTTTACATTTTTTTGAATGGTGCCAAAGCCCTGGTTGACCTTTAAATCTTTTTTTACAATTTTCACATATAAATTTAAAATCATTTATACTACTTGTATTTTGCATTTGGATATGTCTTATTCGTGTAATATGTCTACTATATATTTGTTTTGAATTTGTATGTATTCCACATGTATCACAATTATATTTACAATTAATCATATATTATACTGAAATATTATTATTTTAGCTATTTTGATTATTAATCAAAAAAGCTTAGCTATTTTAATTATTTATCAAAATAGCTAAATTCCTTTTTCAAAAAAGTTCAAAATAAAAAGTC